CAAGAAGACCTCGACGAACTTCTAGCCGTCACCGAGCTCCCACCCGAAAAAGGCAACACTGACCCTGACGACGTCCCCGAGGTTCCGCAGGAACCGACGACTAAACCAGGTGACCTCTGGATCCTTGGCAACCATCGCCTCCTCTGCGGTGACAGCACCAACCCGCAGCACGTTGAACGCCTCATGGATGGCGGCACAGCAGGACTGCTTCTAACTGACCCCCCATACGGCATCAACATCAGTGCAAACCCAGTAAGACAAAAGCATCAAAAGAAAGATTGGGACGCTGAGCCAGTTGACGACTCGACTCTCGCCTATTTCAACCAACTCGCCCCAGCTTCAATCATCTGGGGCGGCAACTACTTTGGCTTGCCCCCTGCTCAGTGCTTTTACGTTTGGGATAAAAAACAGCCAGAAGAATTCTCGCTCGCCATGTGTGAGCTGGCTTGGACAAACATCCCAGGCCCTGCAAAAATGTTCCGCCTATCCGTTACCTCCTACAAAAAAGACCACCCAACTCAAAAACCTGTTGAACTCCTTGAGTGGTGTTTGTTAAAAGCTGACGGCTTAGTCCTTGACCCATTCGGTGGCTCAGGTTCCACCCTCATCGCCTGCGAAAAGACCAACCGCCACTGCCGCATGATGGAACTCGACCCCGCTTACGTTGACGTAATAGTCGCCAGGTGGGAATCATTCACCGGCAACACCGCCATCTGCCACCCCTCCGAAACACACTTCCAACAGGAGGAGGCTGACTTCTGATGGCAAAGAAATCCACCAAAATCGAAATCGACATGCGCGTTAATCGCGTCTGTCGCCTCCTGGCTAACGGCGCTGTCCGCTCTGAGATCGTTCAATACGCCTCGACTGAATGGGGGGTTTGCTCGCGCCAAACAGACGAGTACATGGCACGCGCACGCGAAATCTTGAGGCAGGACTGGGAGATTGACCGCCGTACATTCACCGCGGAGATTTTGGCTCAGCTTGCCTCTTTGCAAAAGGAAGCTAGGAAGCAGGGCAACATCAGCTGTGCCTTGGGTTGTATCAACACCGCCGCCAAGATCACCCAAGTTTTGCAGTGACGATCCTTGCCGATGTTGCTGGCGGTTCGATCCTGTCCCGCCTAGGCGATGAGCACAGCGACTTTGATCTGCATCAGCTGTTGCAGCGGATCCGGCAGGATCTGCATCCAGGCCAACAAGCTTTCTTTGATGACAGCACAACCGACATCATTGGCGTGTCGGCTGGTTATGGCGCAGGCAAGACGCGCGCACTAGCAGCTAAGGCTGTTGCGCTGGCTTCAGCCAATCAAGGCTTCATCGGTTGCGTAATGGAGCCAACTGGCCCATTGATTCGCGACATCTGGCAGACCGATTTTGAGAGCTTCCTAGAAAGCTATGAAATCCCATACACCTTCCGGGCATCACCTCTGCCGGAGTACGTCCTACACCTGCCAAAGGGCGACACCAAGATTTTGTGCCGCTCGTTTGAAAACTGGTCGCGCATCATTGGCCTCAACCTTGCTTGGGTGTTGGCCGACGAGATCGACACCGTGAACCCTACAGTTTGCGGTCGGGCTTTCCCCAAAATCCTTGGTCGCCTTCGCTCTGGCAACGTTCGGCAGTTTGGCGCTGCATCAACGCCTGAAGGCTTCCGTTGGATGTGGAACACCTTTGGCTCAGAAGATGCACAGAAGCGAACTGACCGCAAGTTGATTAGGATGCGCACGGCAGATAATCCCCATCTGCCACCAGACTTTATCGAACGGCTGCAGGCCAACTACGACCCCTCACTGCTTAAGGCTTACCTTGAGGGGCAGTTCTGCAATCTGACAACAGGCCAGGTCTACGACCGTTTCAACCGTGCCACGCATGTTGTCGCCAGCGTTCCTGATGTAAGCAACGAGCCATTGCGGGTTGGCGTTGACTTCAACATTGGCAACATGAGCGCCGTGATTGCCGTTCGCCTGGGCAACCAATTACTCCTGATCGATGAGATCAGCGGAGCACATGACACAGATGCACTGGCCCAAGAAATCGGGCGACGATACCAAGGCCGCCGTGTTCTTGTTTACCCTGATGCGTCAGGCGGAGCACGATCTACGAATGCCAGCAGAACTGACATTCAGATCTTGGAATCCTACGGCTACACCAACCAATCACCGGCCGCTAACCCACCTGTTCGCGATCGTGTCGCAGCTGTTCAAGCTTTATTGATGAATGGTAAAGGTGAGATACGGCTGCAGGTTGCGGCCTGCTGCAAGCGGACGATTGAATGCTTAGAGCTGCAAAGCTACACAGAGAAGGGCGAGCCAGATAAGGAGGCAGGCTACGACCACATGAATGATGCGCTTGGGTATGTGGTGTGGCGTGAGTTCAACCCGTTGCACGCCCGTGCTGGGCGGAGCACTGGCATTCGCCTCTATTAACATGATCACAAAAGACGGGGCGGGACTGTGTACTCAGGAATGACGCTTGGCGGCAGGCAACGCATCGGCACAGTCACCAACGTCAACGACCCAAATAACGCCTGGGTCAACATGGAGCCCCATTGGCTGTTGATTGAGTGCCTGCTGCAGGGAACGTACGGGATCAGGAAAAAGCACCGAAAGTATTTGCCGCAGGAGCCGCGAGAGCTTGATGAGGCCTATGACAACCGCTTGCTCCGCTCCACACTGGCGCCGTTCTATGTGCGCATCGAAAGGATGCTGGCGGGGATGCTGACGCGCAAGCCTGTTCGCTTGAATGACGTGTCAGACGTTATTACTGAGCAGCTGTTTGATGTTGACCTGCAGGGCAATGACCTGAACGTTTGGACATACGAAACAGCGCGCAAGTGTGTGCGTTATGGTCATGTTGGCGTGCTTGTTGATGCACCCGCAGCAGGACAGAATGGCCGTCCATACTGGGTGGCTTATACTCCGCGCGATATTTTGGGCTGGCGGGCAGAGCAGCAAGAGGGCAAGCAAGTTTTAACTCAGCTGCGGTTGGCTGAGGATGTTGTCGTTCCCGATGGCTTGTATGGAGAAAAGCAGGTCCAACAGGTGCGAGTATTGACGCCAGGCGCTTATGAAATCCACCAGAAGGATGTCAAAGGCGATTTCCGAATTGTTGACGAAGGCCGCACAAGTTTGAGCAAAATTCCATTCAGCGTGGCGTATGCAAACCGAACCGGGTTGTTTGAATCCACCCCGCCGTTGGCTGATATTGCCGAGCTAAACCTGAAGGCATATCAAGTTCAGTCGGATCTCGATAACCAGCTGCACATTTCAGCGGTGCCCATGCTGGCTTTCTATGGGTTCCCGCAATCTGCTGAAGAGGTGAGCGCTGGTCCGGGCGAGGCCATTGCATTCCCGGCAGACGGTAGGGCGGAATATATCGAGCCAAGCGGCAACAGCTTCCAAGCGCAGTTCCAACGGCTGGAGCAGATTGCTGGCCAGATCAATGAGTTGGGCTTGGCCGCGGTGTTGGGACAGAAGCTGAGTGCAGAAACAGCTGAAGCCAAGCGCATCGATCGCAGCCAAGGCGACTCAGCAATGATGGTAGTGGCGCAGAACATGCAAGATATGATTGACAACTGTCTGGTGTTCCATGCCGAATACATGCAAGAGGCAAACGCCGGCAGCTGTTTGGTCAACCGTGATTTCTTAGGGCAACGCCTTGAACCACAGGAAATCCAAGCGCTGCTGCAGCTTTACACCGCAGGCACGATCACTCAAAAAACCCTGCTTGATCAATTGGCTGCTGGTGAGGTGCTGGGCGATGAATTTGATGTTGAAGAGGAGCTTGAGGCCACTGAGGCCGGAGGCTTGCTAGATAAAGAGCCTGAGCCGCAAGTGATTGATGAGCAGCAAATGCCAGAAGAACGCCCTAATGCGGAGCTGGAAAATTGATGGGTTTTTTTAGTCGGCTCTGGCATAGGCGCGTAGGCAAGAAAACCATGCAAACGCTCTATTACGTTCAGGAACAGTTGCCGGCGGATCGGTTCGCTGTGGTCAGGGTGTCATGGCTGCTGGATGGCAAGACGCAGGCAGTAACAGAAGCACAGATTCCCAATAGTGATGATGTGATTGCAGAGTTCGGTGATATGGTCCAAGGTGCATTGAAGGCCGGCGGTGATGTCTCGATCATCTGTTCGGAATCTGCCAGTTATTTCGGGCTGGAACAGGAATGAGCGTCCCGGCTGCTTTCTATAACAACGCTGTTGATCTGAACCGTTTTAGCAACGGGGTTGCACGGCAGATCATCATTTCGTACAACAACGTGATTTTGGACGCTGTTGCGCAGCTGCAAGGGTTGGATGAAATGCAGGCGCCGATGAGGGCGACGAGGCTGCGAGCAATCCTTGCTGATTTAAAGCAGTCGTTAGATGGATGGCGCGGAGATGCGGTAAAGCTGACTGGGCGTGAATTGCAGGGCTTAGCTGTTCTCCAGTCTGAGTTTGTTGAAGATCAGTTACGCCAAGCACTGCCGATTGAGGCGCGTCGCCAAGTGCGCAGTGTGCAAGTCAGCCCCGGCTTTGCGCAGGCGGTAGCAACAACTGACCCAACGGCCATCAACGTGGTGGCCTTAAGTGATGACTTGCAAGCAGCTGTAACAAAGGCGCCCCAGGCAACTTTTCAGCTGACAGCGGCACAGGGCGCAACCATTACCCTGCCCAACGGCAAAGTAATTGAAAAGACATTCCGAGGCATGGCGGCAGATAATGCTGAGCTGTTTGCCAATACGGTGCGCAATGGGTTGTTTGAAGGGAAATCAATTACAAGGATCTCGCGTGAGTTGCGTGGTCGGTTGAGGTTTGGGCAGCCTGGCTCTGCGAGGCAAATTGCCTTGGCCGGTGGTGAGGTGACAAAGATGGCCAACCATCAAGTGCTAACGCTTGTGCGGACAAGTGTGAATCAGGTTTCAAACGCGGCCAGCATGGCAAGCTACAAGGCCAATCAGGAAGTGACCAAGAAATATCGTTACGTTGCCACGCTTGATAACAGGACTTCGGCAATCTGCCGCGCGCATGATGGCAAGGAGTTTGTTTATGGCAAGGGGCCTCAGCCGCCGCAGCACTTCAACTGCAGGTCTACAACCGTGCCGGTTATTGATTATGCAGGGCTCGGCATTGACCCACCTCCGCCTGGCAAAAGAAGCAGTGATGATGGCTTGGTGCCACAAGACCAAACGTATGGCGAATGGTTGAGCAAGCAGCCGCAAAGGGAGAAAGCAGAAATCCTTGGTGGTAAGCGCAGGGCGCAGATTTTTGACAAATTTGCGGCGAAGGTTGGCCCCAAGGAAGCGATCCGGCGGTTTGTGCGTGAGGATGGGTCAGAGCTTACGTTGAGAGATTTAGAAAATAAACTAAAACGAACAAAGGTTAAACCTGCCTCGACAATTGATGAGGCAGTAGCGAAAAAAGCACAGCAAGCCGCGGCAAAGAAAGCGGCGGCGGCAAAAGCTAAAGCCGCAGCTCAAGCAAAGGCAGAAGCGGAAGCAAAGGCTAAGAAGGAAGAATTAGCAAAGAAACTGGCGGCATCAAAAGCCAAGACTGCTGCTGCCAAGAAGGCAGTCGAAGAGGCCAAGCAGAAGCTAGATGTAACTAAGGCCAAGCTGAACCTGGCTGATCAGATCAAGGCCAAGCAGAAGGAGTACAACCAGCTCAACGCTGACTTGTTGACTGCGCCTGCCAAGGAGGCCAAAGCGCTGGTCGCAAAGACAAAAGCAGTCAAGGCAGAGCTTGATGCGTTGAAGGCCAAGGATCCAGCCTATGCAGCACTTGAGAAAGCAAAAGCGAAGGAAGATGCACAGATCAATAAGATCCTTGACAGCCTAGAGAAAAACGAAAAAGTCAAGGTTCCCAAGGAGATCGCTGCAGCTAAGCCACCAAGAGGGGCATTGATTGATTACACAGGCGAGTCGTACAGAGAAATCCGCGCAGAGCAGTTCCGCGCAGCGCAGCAAGCCGGCAAGAAGCTATCTACCTATGAGCAATCACAGTTGGAGATCCACAAGCCTGACGCGACATGGAGGCGCAGAGCAGATGCGATTGAGGGCTTCCTTGGGCGTGCTCCGAAGTACAAGGGCGAAATCTATCGTTCGCTTGACATGAGCGAGGCGGGGCTAAAGGAGTTGATTGCAGGTCTTGAATCAGGTAATAAATCGCTGGCAATGGAGAGCTGGACGGCGAACCCGTACCTGAACTTTGCCGACAAGGGCACGCAGCAGCATGTTCTGCTCAAGGTAAAGAACAAGCATGGGGTAGACATCCATACGCTGTCCGCCTTTGTGGAGGAGGAGGAGGTGCTGATGCCGAAAGGCGTCGGCTATAGTGTGAAAGGCGTTACCAAAGAGACAATCTCCAAGGCAGCGACCAAGGAAGGCCGTTACACCTGGGTCGTTGAACTAGAGCAGCTATGAGCAAGCCCCACGACGAGCGCTTCAATGCCCCACCAGCAATCGGGGTTGTGGACCCTAAGGCGTACCCTAAGGGCTTAAAGCCTGAGGATGAGGGCTTCCTAGAGGCGCTTGCGGAGAAAAGTGGCTTCAAGTTTGTGGATAACACTAAGAAAAGAGCCTTAAATTAAAGACCAAAGCCAAATAAACAAATGCCTCAATATGTTTCCGTTATTGTGGGTGATCAACTGATGCTCGCCGCTGAGGTTGAGCTGAGTGATGGCACCAAGCAATGGCGCAACCGTTTTGGGCGGATGCTTGATGGCGCAACCCCGGCAGAGCAAGCGAAGCCAACATCAAAGCGCCGCACCCCAAGGACAAAGAAGCCTGCTGCTAAGTAGGCTGGGGTTGACGCTGTTTCAACCATGCCTGGGTATTACAAGGGGCCTAAGAAGCCCGCCAAGCCAATGGGCAAGAAAAAGGGAGGCAAGAAAAAATGAAGCAAGAGGCGGTAAAACGTGGTGATCGTGTGAGTTGGCAGTATGGCGGCACGCGAACTTATGGTGTTGTTATCGGCATTGCCGGGAACAAAGCATCAATCAAAGGGCCATCAGGTGTCACCGTGACCCGTGTTGGTTCAAAAGATGATCCGGTCATTCGCATCAAATCCGAGAGCACTGGGAATCCTGTGTTGAAAAAACGGTCAGAGTTGCGCTTTGCCCCTAAGCGCAACTAAAGATGCCAAAGATCAGCAGAGGTGGCCACGAGTTTGAAGGCTACGACAAGCCGATTAGAACGCCTGGCCATAGCAGCGGCAAATCGCACGCAGTGATTGTGCGTGTTGACGGCAAGCCCAAGCTGATCAGGTTCGGCGCTCAAGGCGCAACAACTAAGCGACCACAAAAGGGCGAGTCAGATGCTGACAAGGCAAAGCGCCGATCCTTTAAAGCTAGGCACGCAAAAAACATCGCCAAAGGAAAAACAAGTGCCGCATATTGGGCAAATCGCGTAAAGTGGTCATGAAAAACAACCTTATGGGTTTTTATGGCTGAGGAGCAAGCACAGGAACCTATGGTGCCTGATGCCTCGTCTTTGCAAGAAATTGAGCAACTAAAAGCCGAGCGTGAAGCACTTAAGAAAAAAAACTATGAGCTGATTGGCAAGCTTCAGAAAAACGAGCTGATCAATGAACCGCCTTCCGATTATCAAGAGCTCAAGGAGTTCAAGCGTCAAGCTGAGCAACTCAAGCTTGAATCAGAGGGCAAATACTCTGAGGCTAGGCAAGCACTAGAGCAACAGTTCAGGGAAGCCACCGCAGAACGCGACAAGCAGATCGCAGAACTTAAAGCCCGTGTCCGTGAGCTTGAGCTGATCAGCCCTGCGGTCACTGCGTTGGCGGACATTGTGCATGACCCGGACCTAATCCTGAAAACCAAGCTCAGCACTGACCAGATTGAGCGTGATGCCGATGGCACCGTTGTGGTGGTCGATGGTTATCAACGCACCCCAATGGGAGAGTGGGCTAAGTCGTTGCCTGCTTGGATGCTGAAGCAGCCAAAGCCTCAAGGCAGTGGCGCACCAACAGGGAGGGCAGGGGGTGAAATCCCTCCAGGCACTGCCAACCCATTCCTACCCGAGTCATTCAACCTGACTGAGCAATCACGCTTGTACCGTACAGACAAAGACTTGTACGACCGCCTCAAAGCTGCAGCGAGGCGGTAATATAAAGCCAGCCTAGGGTTATGCCCACCGGCAAATAGGGTTATGCCCACACCGTAAACACCAGAATTTCGAGGAACTGTCATGGCGACTCTTCGCTCTGACATCATCATTCCCGAGGTATTTACGCCCTACGTCCTTGAGCAAACCACTCAGCGTGATGCCTTCCTGGCTAGCGGTGTGGTGCAGCCAATGGCCGAGCTAAATGCCCAAGAGGGTGGTGATTTCATCAACGTGCCTTTCTACAAGGCAAACCTGACCGGCGATTTTGAGGTGCTCTCTGACAGCTCCTCATTGACTCCCGGCAAGATCACCGCTGACAAGCAGATCGGCGTGATTCTTCACCGTGGCCGTGCCTTTGAGGCTCGCGACTTGGCTGCCTTGGCCGCCGGTAGTGATCCCATGGCCGCCATTGGCGCCAAGATTGGCGAGTATGTTGCCAACGAACGCCAAAAGGATTTGCTGTCCTGCCTGGGTGGCGTGTTTGGCAGCCTCGGCTCAACTAGCAGCTCTGCCGCTTTCTTTGGTTTAACCATTGACGGTGAGTCTGGCGACACCCCAACTGTTTTGAGCCCCCGTCACGTTGCAAAAGCCAAAGCGCTGCTGGGCGATCAAGGTGAGAAGCTCACCGCGATCTGTATGCACAGCAAGGTGTATTACGACCTTGTTGAGCGTCGTGCCATTGATTACATCTACGACAACACTGGTGCAGCTGACACCGGCGCAACTCAAGGTTCAACGGCCAACGCTTTCGGCAACGTGAGCGTGCCCACCTTCATGGGCTTGCGTGTTGTGGTGTCTGATGATGTGCAGACCGCTGGCTCTGGCTCTTCAACTGAGTACGCCACCTATTTCTTCACTCAGGGCGCTGTTGCTTCTGGTGAACAGCTGGCAATGCAGACTGAGACCGACCGTGACATCCTCGCCAAGAGCGACGCGATGTCCATCGACCTTCACTACTGCTACCACCCGGTGGGCGCCAAGTGGGCTGTGACTACCACGAACCCTAGCCGCTCCACCCTGGAGACCGTCGGCAATTGGTCGAAGGTGTACGAAACCAAGAACCTTGGCATCGTGCGCGCCACCAATACATCCAACATGGACTGAGGGGGTAACTAACGATGGCATCTGTTTTTGAAGCAACCGCTGGTTTAGCCATTGGCTATACCACCGGTTCATCGGTCACTCAAGAGACCGACAAATCAACCGGCGTCACTATCAATGCTGCCGCTGGTGCAATCACCATGAACAACGCATCTCTCGCCGCTGGCGCTGAGGTGTCGTTTGCTGTCACCAATGACAAGGTGACTGCTTCCGATGTGGTTGTTGTCAACCACGCTTCGGCTGGCACTGCTGGCTCTTATTTGGTGCAGGCGAACACTCTTGCAGCGGGATCCTTTGCGATCACCGTGAGCAACGTGTCTGCCGGTTCACTGGGTGAAGCCATTGTGCTGAATTTCGTGGTCATCAAGGGCGCTAGCTCCTGATGGGTTTATTCGCTTTTAGGCGAATGCAGAGGCGTGAGGCTGCCGCTCAAGCGGTGGCCTCTGCTGCTGTAGAGCCACAACCTAAACAGGAGCAAGCGGAGGAGAATGGCAGTCACAATCGACGCAACAGCCGGGGGCGCAAACGCAAACAGCTACCTGACGCTGGCCGAAGCTGATGCTTTGGTTGATGCGATGGTGCTAGGCACTGATGCAGCGCATTGGGCCAGTGGCAACACAGACTCACGGAATCGGGCATTGACTGCAGCTGCGCAACGTCTTGACCGTGAGCGTTTTTTAGGCGCCCGTGCAACTGACACGCAGGCATTGCAATGGCCGCGAACAGGTGTGCGCAAGCCTGATACTTATGTCAACACCTATGCGACTGGGTTCCCGTTTCGCATCTCTGAGGATTATTTCACCGACACGGAAATTCCAGACCAAATCAAACGCGCACAGATTGAGCTTGCGGTTTATTTGCACAACAACAAAGACGGCCTAGGTTTAAGTGGGCTTGAGGATTACAAAAACGTCAAGATCGGCAGCATTGATGTGACGCCTAACCTGACATCGGGGGCAGTGGGTGCTGATCGTGTGCCGCCTATGTTTGAGCGTTATTTAACAGGGCTTAGAATTAGCGGGCCAGGAAACATTGCAATCAAGCGGAGCTAGTCATGGCCTACAGCCCAAACGCAGCGGACATTACAGCGATCCGCCGTCCTGATGGCACCTATGTTGGCAGCGTGGAGCCGCTGGGAGCGCCTGGCGTAGCGCGTCAGCTATCAGCTGGCAGCACTAGCGCTAATACTGCTTTAACGACAACCTGCCGGCGCGTGAGCATGCGGGCAGTGGGTGCTGATATTCGCTATTTGATTGGCAGCAGCAGTCAGACGGCGACATCAACAAGCCATTTGATTGCCAATGGTGAGCGATTGGATCTTGCGGTGCCTGCAACGCCTAACATTGCGGTACTGCGGAACGCAGGAACAAACGGTACTCTCGAACTGACGGAGTTGCTCTAATGCGACTGAGTGGGACCAAAACTAGCTTCGGCAGCCAAAGCAAAGGCTTTGGGAGTTTGTTGTATGACATTGCCGGAGAGCGGCCCACTCTTGACCTTAATTTTTCAAGCAATGAGAGTCTTGTTGACAGTGTTACGGGCAAGACTCTTGTTGACCACACCCGCCAAAGTAGCGCAACGTATGTTGACGGCGATGGGGTGATTAGA